GAGATTTTGCTTTATTTGGTGGTGCTTTAGCTCCTGTTTTGCTAGTAACAGGAAAGTTTATAGTAATTCTAGCTTTAATAGCTGATAAAGTACCAATAGCAGCAATTGCTCTCAGAGCGTTAGGGCTTTCTTTTAGGTTCCTTTGGAGTTCTGTTTTATTGCCTATTACAGTTATTACAACATTAATAGGATTGTTCGACTTAGCATATAAAAAAATAAAACTATTTAAAGATTCAATAAACGAAACATCAGATATAATAGGCAAAGTTTTTAATAAATTTAAAATGCCTCTCATGGGAACAATGCCTGGGCTTAGCAGCGTTATGAACATGGCATTGCAGCACATTGAAACACTCAAAAGCGCATCTAACAGTATGAAATCTTCAATGGGCGGATCTTCGGGAATGATGGGATATAATTCTAAAGATGGTTTATTAGCTCCATCTGTTTTAAAACAAGCAATCAAATCAACTCTTGAAATAAATCTTAACGATTCTACCAATGCCATTAAAAGCATACATGGTAAAAGTGATGGGGATATGAATCTTAATCTAGGCACAGCTATGCCGTGGGCGAGGATATAAAATGAGCTTCTTATTTGATAGATTATATCCCGCGAGTTTTAAGGGTGCTGAATATAATTATGTTTCAGATTCTAGATCTCAAGGTAGAAGAATTGTTGTACATAATTATCCTGGACAATCAGATGACACAGAAGATTTGGGATTTAGGAATCTTGAGTTTACACAAAACGCAGTTATCAAAGGATTCTTTTATGAAGATGCGAAGCAAAAGCTAGAAAAAGCGTTAAATTCTGAGGGTGCTGGTATTCTTATTCATCCATTTTTGGGTAGTGTAACATGCGTATGTCTTGGCTTTACTGTAGTTGAAGATACTAAAAAAATTGGAGTAGCTAGATATACTATAAATTTCAAAGAAGTAAAAGACAAAGTTTATCCAATTCCTTCCAGCGATGTAAGCTCTTTGATAGCAGATCTATATAATCAACTTTATGATTATATAAAAGATTATTTAAATGGAGAGTATATCGCTAATTTTTTGAAAAATGCAGAGGAAATGGCTCAAAAATTAAGAGAATTAACAGACTTCATGAATGGGATTGTTTCTTCCGCAGAGGGAGGTACAAATATTGATAAAAGTGCTTTCCAATCTTCTTCTGATTTTATGGCGAACAATTCTTTTAAAGTATCTTCTGAGGGTGGAGATATCGGAGGAAATACTTCTGATATAATCAGCAATTTTGATATCATTTCTTTAGATGGTCAATATAGGTTTGATAGCAGCCAAAAATTATTTGGGTTTGGAGAAGATGACGTTATTTTAAATTTTGATACTCTGCAAAACAATCAAAACACAAGAAATAAAAAAATAGTAAATGGATCTATAAACACATTAGCATTAGTTAATATGTATAATTCAGCCGTTAAGATTGACTTTACAGATCAAGAAAATTTAGATAATGCTGTTAATATATTAAATAATTATTATGAAGATTTAATTGATAGTGATAAATCATTTTTAACAAACGAATTATTAAACAAACTTAATCTAATAAGGATACAATCAAATAAATTATTTAATCAAATAAAATTACAATTACCTAGAATTGTTGAGATTGAGACTAAGCCCATTCCATTAGCTGTGCTTGTTTATAGTTATTACGGAAATACAGATAACTATCAAACAATTCTTGATTTAAATAATGTTTTTAACCCATCTCGAGTAAGCGGCACAATTAAGATGCTGTCGGAGTAATTAAAATATGAGTTCAATTACTATCGAAGTTGACGGGTTGAAATACGAAGGATGGGAAAACATAAGAGTCACAAGGAGCATAGAAAGTTTTTTAGGTGAGTTTAGTTTTCAAGGTTCTTATATTATAGGTAAAGAGTTTCCTATAAAGGTAAATGATTCGTGCAAAATACATATAAATGATATTCTTGTTTTAACGGGTTACGTTGAAACAACAAAAATCACTGAAAATGAAAACACTCATATGATCACAGTATCTGGGCGTGATAGAACGGCAGACATTATGGATAATACGTTAGGCGGAGATAGTTTAGCAATAACAGTCCCAATTACATTAAAACAAATCGTAGAAAAAGTGTTAAATTTTTATGGCATAACAGGAATAAATGTAATTGATCCATATAACTTGCCAGCAATAAAGGATAGCAATATTTCTTTTGACACTGGGCAGTCAGCAGAGGCATTATTGCAAGAGTACGCATCAAAAAACAATGTTCTTATAACTACAACAGCAGATGGAAATATTATTTTTCAAAGAGCTGGAACTGAATCTTATAAAACAGTTTTAAGCACAAATAAAAATGATGCTCAATCAATAAAAGCTAGAACCGCTACATTTGATAATAAAAAAAGATATCATAAATATATAATCACTGATCAAGCAAATTCAATGGCAGATTATTATTCTGGAGCTAAAAAAAGCCCTAAAAATGATGTTAATGTTAAAGGGCAGGCTATAGATAATAATATTAGAAATACAAGAGTATATTATTTATCTAGTGATGACTCTGGAGAAGCAGAAGACGCACAAAAAAGGGCAGAATGGGAGGCTAATTTCAGACGCTCTCAATCTATAGTATATAATTGCACTGTGCAAGGATTTAAGCCTAAATTAGACGATGAAACAAAAATATGGATGCCTAACATGCTTGTTAAAATTAATGATGAGGCTGCTAATTTAAATGCTACTTTATTAATTAGTTCAGTACAATATTTAAAAGATTCAAACGGGTCTGTTTGCTTGTTGAAATGCATGACTAAAGAAGCGTTTACAAATGAAGTTAATAAGCCAAGAAAACAACAATCAACAGAAAATGATTTTGCACAGTTTTATATAAAACCTCCACAGAATACATAACATGTTAAAAAATATATTTTATAAGTTAAAAAATTTGATTGTTAGGTCCTACATTTCGTCAAGCAATGATGACAGTAATTACTATCCTATTCTGAATATTTCATATCTTGGCAAAACTGATATAGCAGTTGAAAAGGTTAGCCCCTATGGTTTGTACTCTAATCCTCCAAATGATTTGCCAGTAATTAAATATTCAATTCATGGCAATGATGGTAATAGCGTAGGCATCGCTTATTCACGTGATACAAGATTTAAGAATTTAAAGAATGGTGAAGTTTTAATAGGAAATGAAAAAACACAAGCTTATATTAAATTTAATGAAGATAATGAAATTGAAATAATATCAACTGCTTTAATAAAAATTACTGCTCCAGAAATAGAACTTACAGGAAACGTCACAATAGATGGTGATTTAAGTGCTAATGCTGGGAGTGGAACTGTATCAATAGATGCGGCACAAGTTGATCTAGGTATTGGCGGCGAAAAGATAGCTAGGAAAGGTGACCCTGTTCAAGTTAATACAGGTACAGGCATCGGAACTATTACCGATGGCGGGACAAATACTTCTATTTAAATTACGCCTTACCATTTGTGGTATAAATAATTTAATTTTTATCTTATAAGTGGTAAAATGTTTTTTATGTCTACTACATTTATAGATTTTAGAATGAAAAAATCAACTTCTGGGTATTATGATTTGGTTGTCAGTAATGGTGACTTTGAAACAATATCTGGATTTGATAATGCAATTTTATTATCTTTGTTTTGCGAAAAAAGAGCTGATGAAAGTGAAATTTCACCACCACAAAAGCGCAGAGGATGTATCGGGAATGAAATGTTAGATATAAGCAATTTTGAATTTGGATCTAAATTGTGGCTATTAGAAATGGCTAGGCTAGTTCAAAATACTGTTAATAAAGCAGTTGATTTTGCTATTAAAGCCTTGCAATGGTTTATAGATGATGGTTATTCAGAAAGAATTACTGTTACTGGTTCTATTAAAGACAACTCTATTATACTAATTATAACTTTTTATAATAAAAACGACATTATAAAGAAAATAGGTGTTGATATTTGGCGTAACACGTTTGTTGATGTTGATGAGAATGATTTATGAGTAAGATAGTTTTCCCAGATAGCAGAAGAGAAGAATCGCAGCTAATTTATGCAGATATTCAAGCAATATTGCCTAATCTTGACCCGTCAATTCGTGAAACACTTATTAAAGCAATGGCGAATGGACAGGCAGGACGGACTTATGATATTGCTATTAGACAGCAAGAGATGTTAAAAGAAATATTCCCAACCACAGCGACTCAGCCTGATTTTGTAGATCCTTACGGAGTTTTTAAAGATATTACTCTTAATGAAGCAACTCAATCAATAGGATATATAACAACTGAAGGAACGGCGGGAATACAAGTTCCC